GTGTTATACGACATCGATATGAAACGAATCAGAGTGAGACGGGGAGTGCTGGGCGTCGCCGTGTTGTGTTTTAGATGAGATGAGATACGCCCTCCCTGTACCATTTAGTAAAAAATAAAAAACTTTCGAGGTATCAGACCCCCGAAAAAATTAAAAAATAGGGAAATAGTGGGCTAAAACTGTGCTCGAACGTGGTAGGTATTAGGTTAAATAGGGTAGATTTGGGGGCTCCATTATTAAAGTCCGAAAGTCTATTGAACAATCTGTAGATAATGGACGTGTGTTAGCACGATTATGCCCGAGAGGTGACTAGATGTTAGACAGCGAAATAAGTGAAATGGTAAATTTCCTAATAGTATTAATATGTTGCGGTACTTTACTGCATATGATAGCCCTTAACATATGGATAGGTGACGATGAAGACGAGATGTAAAAACTGCTCTATCTTATTGTTTAGACTGAACTTTTATGGATGCTGCTCGTGGACGTGTTTAAAGACATTAAAAGCTATACGAGACAAATGCACCATACTCCCCTTCAGTCCGCGCATAAACGCCAAGACTCGCCCCCAGGATGATTCTACGACTAACCCCTAGGTGGTATATAGGCTGACCGTGGTGCTCACGATTTAGGGCCATTCCGGCTTGTATAGACCAGTCCCTAGATAGCGGCTTAATGTCTTTCGTTGCTACCTGATTAATGTCGGTATCTTTGTCCTGCTTAATCTCGGTGACTTTAGTACCGTCGGGGAGCTCTTTAATTACGGTGACAGTTTTTGTCCGCTCCTTGACTTGTGTTACTATTTTTTCTTTAATCTGTACTGGTCTTGGTAGAAGCTTGTAGCAAGCCATTGCGGTAATTAACATAACCAGTATATATTTCCATGAACGTTGTAAGATTGATTGCAACATGAGTTTCCTTTCCATTCTTTTTAAATGCCACAAGTGGCGTATGTCCGTATTGTTCGGCTTGCTCTATGGCTTCCCAAATATTTATTTTTTCAACATTTTTACACTCCACACTAAAGGGGTAGTGCTTTCTAGCCGCAGGACTTAGTAACAGGTCTTCTCCGCTAGCCCCCATAGACGTAGATCGAATATCGTCGGGCTCTAAGTTTGGAGCATAGGCAAGGAGGGTATCCCGGACCTCTTGCTGTAATCGTCTCCCCTTGGCTTTACAACTTTGTGGACGCATTACCAGGCCTCACTGCTAACTTTAGTTATACCGATGCCGTCTTGGTTCATTTTTTTAATTTCTTCTTTAAGACGCTTGTGTTCTTCTTGGGTGCGGGTAAAATCATGCTGGTCCCAAAGTTTAGACTCCATCCTGTTAGCTAGGCTTTGCGCTTCTTCGATAAGACCCGGAAGGTAAGAAAAGTTACGAGTTTCATAGGCTTTACGCATTTCTTCTAATACTGAACATATTAATCTATTCGGCATGTGAACTCCCCTTTTTTTCATAAGCGTTAGCCCCGGCAATTCCGATGGCAATAGTAGCGATACTTGCAGCAACCTCCGCGCCCTTAACGTAACCTAGGTATGTTAGAGCTGCGATACATATTAACGCGATACTTGACCTGCGGCATTTTAAAATCTTAATCATTTGTTATCCTTTAGTAAATATTAGTTCGGCGCGAACCCAATTCATATCTAAGTTGGGACAAGTCTTGTTGGGCTCAAATTCTTTATGTCCAAACACTTTATCAACCGGAATTTTATATTGGTCCATAAGTCGGCGAATTAATTTTAAAAAACTCTCAGATTGTTTGGGGCTTGGGGCCTTTCGGCCTATCCAACATATACCAATAGAGTCCGAGTTATGGCCTTTACAGTGAGCGCCAATTTCTGTCACCGGTCGCCCAATTTCAACATTTCCGTCCCTTCGAACTATGAAATGATATCCGCAAGGGATGCCGGAAGGACTCATAAACCCGCGTAACTTATGCCATTCGTTAATGTCCTTTAGTCCGAAATCAAGGCTATCGTCGCTATCTGAGCAGTGTAGAATAATCTTTTTAATAGTGCGCATATAATGCCCTCCCCATACCTCTATCTGTTCTATATTGCTTCCCGTCACGTTTTGAACAGTATATATTATGAGGATAGTGATTTTATGGCACGAGCAACAAAAATTGACCTAATACGCCGAGAAAAGCGTATTCAAGCGTTAATGGCTGAAGGTGCCGACCGGACTACAATCCTTAACACGGTTGCCAAAGAAGAAAAGGTCAGCCCCCGTACCATTGAAGAACAGTATTATGAGATAGTTTCGGAAATAGAAAAGCTCGTAAAAGAGAATAGGTCTGAACTTAGGGCGCAATTAATGGCCCGCCAAGAAAAGATATTTAAGCAAGCAATGAGTGAGGGCATGTATAAAACCGCCCTGGACGCAACTGTAGCTCAGGCTAAACTTGCGGGCTTGAATGATGTTATAACTGAGGCCCCAAAACGTCCCGAAGTCATTACAATTAAAGAGCGAGACTTTTCTAGCACATTAACGGTTGTACCGAAGAAAGCTGAAAACGAATGAATAAGGAAATGTTTTTATCCCCGACTCAGATGCGATTTGTTACGAGTCAGGATAATTACAACCTTTTTTGTGGCGGTTTAGGTTCTGGTAAAACTCACGCGGGCGCAACTTGGGCTATGATGATGGCCCTACAATATCCGCAGACTAAGGGAATTATTACCGCTAACTCATACTCCCAGTTGAAGAAAGCGACCTTAGTTAAATTTTTTGAAATATTAAATCAGAATGAAATTGAGTACGTTTATAAATCCCAAGACGGGATAATTGAAATAGGTGATACAACAATCTACGCGATATCGATGGAGAAATATGATTTACTCCGAGGTATCGAGGTAGGCTGGGCATGGTCCGATGAAGTTGGGTTTAGTCCAGAAGAAGGTTTCGACGTTTTAATTGGTCGTATTAGAGATAGAAAAGGTCCTTGTATTTGGAAGGGGACCACGACGCCAAACGGGTTTAACTGGCTTTATAATAAGTTCGTACAAACGCCGCTACCGAAGAGTCGCGTGTTTTACTCAAAAACGCAAGATAATTTGGCGAATTTAACGGACGGCTATGTCACTTCATTAACTGCACAATATGATAAAAGATTAGCTCAGCAAGAACTTGACGGACAATTTGTTAATTTAAGTAGCGGTAAAGTCTATTACGGTTTTGATAGAAATAAAAATTTAGGAACAACGAACGAGCGTGGACAGATTATTCATTGCGGTCTTGATTTTAACGTTCACCCCCTTTGTGGCGTATTTGGTTACTTCTCTGAGGGCAAAATATTTATTTCAAGTGAATTATATCAAGAAGACTCAAACACTTTTAAAGCAGCAAAAGAGATTAACCAACGTTATCCCTCTTTATCAATCTCGGTTATCGCTGACGACAGTGGAACAAAACGAAAGACAAGCTCAGACACAACCGACTATGAAATCTTAAGACGGGCGCATTTAAACGTAGTTAAGTTTAGAAACCCGTATGTTAAAGATAGATATAACAATATAAATAGATTATTTGACCACGGTCTTTTGGTAATTGACCCTAAATGTAAAAAATTAATTGAGGACCTTGAGAAACTGACCTACGATAACGACGATGAGATGTTAAGTCACATATCGGACGCTCTTGGGTATTTATGTTGGCACTTATTGCCGCTTAAGAAAGTTAAACGGGAAACTTCTGTTACATATTTGTAAGGATAATAATGAAGACTTCTAAGCCATTGCGAGCATTAATACCTGACATTTTAACACATGTCCAGGCATGGAAGCCGCACCTAGAGTTTAATTTTCGTTTATACAAATTACTCGAAGGGCAAGTTAAGAAAGAAATCGAAGACAGTTTACGCAAAGAATTGATTTCTACGGCGGCATTTAACCGCGCAATTCAGCGTATCCCATCTCTTAATATTTTAAAAAGAACTACGGATAAACTCAGTAAACTCTATGTTGAACCTCCCCGCAGGAAAGCGGTAAATGAAACAGACAAGCAACTAGTTGAGGTCATTCGTAAAGAAGCTAATATCGATGTTAGTCTAGATACGGCTAACAAGCTTTATAACTCGATGTTTAGTTTTGCACTTGAGCCATACATTGAAGAGGGCGCACATAAAATTAGAGTGCTAAGTCCCCATCAATTTTTGGTATATAGTGACAGTAAAACCGACAAGTCTAAGCACACGGTTTTTATTAAGTTTCTCGGTACTAGAGTCGAGAAGTTTGATAACCCCACGTCTACAAAAGACGGCTTTAGACAAGATACAGAGAAGCGCCCAACGTTAGTTGATATTATGGGCCTTTATTCTGATACTGAATTTTTAATTATAGATTCGAGCGGAGGAATTAGACAAGATATAATGCTTGAAATGGGCATTACTTCAAGTCGAAACGAGTTCGGTCGTATCCCTTTTGTTTATGGCAAAAAGACGGTAATGGAATTAATGCCGTACCCTAATCAACCGGGCCTTGATTTTTCTATACTAATTCCTAAGCTTTTGACTGATTTGAATTATGCGGCTCAGTTTTGTTCGCATTCGATGACTTGGACCAAGAACGTAAAACTTGCAAACCAAGAGTTGAACCCAGATGCTATTATTGATTTAGGTGACACAGAAGCCGACGGGGCCGAACCAGAAATCGGAGTCATTACCCCTACTGTTAATGTTGAACAGCAACTTGCATTAATCGAGTTTCAGTTTGGAGCGCACCTTGATTCTTTGGGGATTAAAGTTAACACAACCGGCATGCTTTCAAATGGCAGAGATGTAAGTGCTATCGGTAAGGCAATTGACGAGGGCGACGTTTCGGCTGAGAAAAAATCTCAAATGGCCTACTTCGGCGGAATTGAGCAAGAGTTATTTGCCCTAATATCTGAAATGCAAAAGGTTTGGTCTGGCAGAAAAGACGTTAATGAGCGTCGCACATTTTCGACTAACTTTCCTAAAGATTACTCAATTGAGTATAGTGAAGTTAAACCGATGAAGTCTTTTAAACAAAAGATTGAAGAAGTTGAGATGCTTAGGGCCTTAAAATTAGCGACGAGAAAACAGGCAATTAAACTTTTATATCCAGATTGGTCGGAAATTGAAATAGATTCTTGGATAAAAGAATTGGACGTTGAGCAAGAAGACATGATTAATATGGCAATGAGTGCTATGCCCAGCGGTAACGGCCAGTTTCAAGAGGGCAATCAAGCCGGAGCAAATCAAACAATAGAATCTAGAGAATTAGAGGACAGCAATTAATGGGACTTAGGCCAAACAATACCTATACCGCTTTTATCGATGATAATTATACGGAGGCTCAGCGTAGAGAAATCGGCCTACTTATAATTAATTACATCCAAGACAGAACTAGGCAGGGTCTCGGGATAGGCAAACTGCCCTTTAGAAACTCAAGGGGTCAAAAGAGATACTCCGAAAATTATGTAGAAAGTAAAGAGTTTGAGGTTGCCGGGAAATCCCCGAATCAGATTAATCTAAGCTTTACGGGCGACATGTTAGACTCTTTAGAAATACTCGATGCGTCTAAAACTGGGGAAGTTAAAATTGGATTCTCGAGTGATACAGAAAGCGATAAGTCTGTATTCTTAGAAGAAAAGGGATATAAGTTTTTAGGACTCACTAATTCAGAATTGAGTGAAATACTAGACGGATATGACAGGCCCGCTGAAAGAAATTTAGACATTTCCCCGGTACTTATACAAAGCTTAGTTAGAGGTTTATTTGAGCGCTAAACTTGGAGACATTGATAAGATTGTAAAGCAAGCGTTAGAATCAAAACAGGTCCTAGACGCTATAGGGAAAAGTATAGCTGAATCTATCCCGAAAAGAACTAGGCTCGGGCGCGGGGTTCAAGAAAATGACGGCCCTGCGGTTCCATTAAAAAAACTTCAGCCGAAAACGAAGACGAATAGAAAGTTATTAAAAGAAAAAGGCGAACTTAAAAGCGAATTAACAAGTCCGGCCAAATCGAATTTAACTCAAACCGGCCAAATGCTTGAATCGATTGTTCATAAAGTTCCGACAAAAGGAAAGTTGACAATTGAATTTGATAATCCCGAAGCGCGAGAAAAGGCGTTTAATGTTCAAAGAAATAATAAGGGATTTAGTTTTTTTAAAGTCTCAAAGGCCGAACTGAACCGGGCTCTTAAAGAGGCAACCAATGTTATTACACAAATTTTGTCGAAAATTAAATTCGATAAACTATAAATAAACGCGATTGTATCGCAAGGAGTTAATATGAGTGCTAGTAGCACCGAGAATACGAACAAAGAACAAAATACTGGTAGTAACCAAGAAAAGGACTTTGTAAGTAAAAACGCTTATGAGGAAGTTTCAAGGGACATGCATAAGTATAAAGCTTCTGTGAAAGAAATGCAAGCTAAAGTTGCAGAATACGAGACTCGCTTAAAACGCGAAGAAGAAGCTAAACTTATCGAACAACAACGCTACGAAGAACTTTACCGCAAGGAACAAGAACAACGTCAGCAACTTGAGTCTAAATTGAAACAGAACCGTGAGCAACTTGTAAAGAGTGTTAAAATGACCGCTTTGCAAAGAGAACTAGGGGACATTAAGCCGAAATATTTAGCACACGCCGATCTTGATGCGATTGTTGTCCATGAAGACGGGACGCTTAGCTCTGAAAGCGTTATGGCGGTTGCAAATAAATTTCGTGAAGAAAACCCAGAATTGGTTCCGTCAAAGGCTAACAGTAATCTTACTGATTTTAGTGCAGGTAATATTAACACTACTACAAACGAAAAACCGGATTTTGATAAGATGTCTTCTGATGAAAAACGAGAATATCTTGCAAAACTTCCGAAAATAAATAAATTTAAACGAGAATAATTAAGGAGTTATAATGAGTACACAGAGTACACAGTTAGCAAAACTAACACGCGAAGAAATTTTAGCTGATGAAATTCAGCGGGCGCTTAGAAAGCAGTCAGTGGCATGGTCACTTGCTCGCGATCTTAGCTCACGCCTCCGCCCAGGTCAAAGATATACAGTAATCCCTCGCTCTATCGGTCGTTCAGTTGGCGATATTCCAAATAACGGTTCTGAGCTTGCTGATTCTGCCACATCATACGAAAAAGACACTCTTGAGCTTAATAAGTTTAAGACTGTTTTTGATTATGTTTATGACAAGGACCAAGCATATTCATCAATCGATCTTATCGACGATTTTTATGTTGAAGCTGCCCCGGCTCTTGCTGAGCAAATGGAAGCTGACCTTGTTGCAGAAATGGTAGCCGCTGGTACAACTAAACCTGTATCTTTGGTAGCTAACCCCAATAAGTTCCAACTTTCTGGCACTGACGATGAGTCAAATGCTAACCAAAAGTTCGAGCTTAACCAGTTGTCAAAAATTGGTAAGGAAATGGACGAGGCAAAAGTTCCTAAGTCTGGTCGCTATGCAATGATTTCTCCAAAGCAAGCACACTTACTTAGAACTCAAGATGCAATTCAAGATGCTTCTAAGTTTGGTAATAATAACGCAGTAGTTAATGGTCAACTTGCAGTTCTTTACGGTTTCACAATCGTTGAGTCTCAAGATTTGACTGCTAACCAAGTTATTTGCTTCCACTCAGACGCTATCGTTAAAGCTATGGCCAAAGATGTTACAGTTGATGAAGAACGTCAGTCTAGCAAAAAGCGTACATTTGCATCAATGGATTCTCACTACGGTACTCGCGTAATCCGCGACGGTGAGCTTATCTGGTTTGGTAACGAATTACCGTAATCTTAACTACCCCGCCGTCTTTGGATTGCGGGTGCCGTCTGGGGGCTTCGGCCCCTGGGCGTTGCTTATAGGGAGTATAAATGCATTTACTGGGCTTTATTAAAGCTAAAACAATGGAGGCGCTAGTTGCTGAATGCAACATGTTCAGCCTTAAAAGCGGTAAGAGTTACAACTTTACTGCACCACTGTTTGACGGTAAGTTTTTTTATACTACTTATTATTTTGATATTGAAATGAATGAAATTGTAGCAAAGGTATCGGCACTTGAGCGACGAAATACTCAACAAAAATAGGACCCAGCTTGACCATCTGTCATATGCGCGGGACGTGGACAATAAAATTGCCCGTCGCGTTACCGGCAAAATAGATGTTAGCGGTTCTGAAGTCTCTCTTGACCCCGCATCCCTTGCGGCGCTAGAAAATATTACGGTTACAGTCGATAACGAAGTCGAAATTAAAAACGACTTAAATAATCCAGTTCCGATTAGTAACACGGATTTAGCTCCAAATGCTGCGACCGAAACAACTTTAGCGTCAGTTTTATCTGCCGTTGACGGAATTGAAACATTACTCGGTTCGACACTTACCGAGCTTGGGCAAAAAACTGAGCCATCGGACGCTCAGAATATTAGGGACCTTGCATTTGCTACAGATAAAGTCGATGTTAGCGGCAGCTCTCTTGTAAATATTAGCGGAACCGTATCGTTACCTACTGGAGCATCGACTTCTGCGAATCAGGCAACTGGTAATAATAGTCTATCTAGCATAGATTCAAAGGTTACAGGTTTAGCCTTAGACTCTACTTTAGTTCAGGTAAGAGATTCTGTAGATCAAATTGAAGGTTATTTAGATCAAGTTGAACCATTATTAACTTCTATTAGAGATAACGCAGATACGGTCGAAACGCTACTTACTTCAATCGGTAGTAACACAGATGGGATAGAAACATTAATAACTTCTAGTAACCTAATCTTAACTGACATAAGAAATAACGCAGATACGGTCGAAACGCTATTAGCATCGATTGGCACAAATACCGACGGTTTAGAATCTTTAATAACTTCTAGTAATTTGTTATTAACTGAGATACGAGATAATGCGGACACCGTTGAATCGCTGTTAACTTCTCTAGGTTCTAATACAGACGGACTTGAAGCATTAATAACAAGTTCAAACGGGTTATTAACTTCTATAAGAGATAATGCCGACCAGTTAGAAGGTTATTTTGATCAAGTAGAGACGATTTTAAATCAGATTTCTACTCGCATTGGTGACTTGACTGAGGCTGCGCCAATAAGTGATACAGCATCTAGCGGCTTGAACGGAAGGATGCAAAGAATAGCCCAAAGGCTCACTTCGATAATTACGTCTTTAACAGATAGAAGTCAGAAAACTCAAATAACTAACGGCACGATAGATGTTGCGGTAAGTAACTCGGCGCCAAGTTTAACCGATGCCGGTTTAGTTGTTAGGCCATTACCACTAGAGTTAAATACTTATGGAGCAGCGACCAATGGATTTGTCTCGGCGGCTTCCGCTACCGATGTTTTCCGTATTGTAGGAAGTGGAACAAAAACCGTAAGAATTACCAAACTAACAATATCGGGTAGAACAACTTCTGGGAGTCCGGTTGCTTGTATAATTAAGGTCATTAAATACTCTTCGGCAAACACCGCAGGGACATCGGTCGCAACAACCGCAGTACCACTCGACTCAAGCTATCCGGCAGCAACTGCAACTGTAAATCATTACACGGCAAACCCTACCCTCGGAACCGCCGTGGGAAATATAGCAACTAGGTCAATTACTTTTCAGGCGTCAGGTCTAGTAGAGACATTAGTCTTTGAATTTGAAAATCCGATAGTTTTGCGAGGAACGGCGCAGCAATTAAGCATCAATCTAAACGCAACTACTATAACCGGGGCTTCTATATGCTGCGACGTATTATGGGAAGAAATTTAAATGATTAACTCAAAATATGCACCTATTAATATAGCAGAATATGGAGCTAAGGATTTAAACGCGAATTTTCAAGGGACTAAGTTTTCTTCGTTTCCTTCAACTTCAACAACTCACGACTTTAAAGTTGATGATGACCATATTTTAGACGGCTGCGAAATTTCGGCAATTGGACAAATCGCGTTAGGTGATTATTTTATAGGCCAAGTTGTGGATAAAGATAATATTCTAGGATTTGGTGCTGGAGTAATTTTAAATCAATTTGTTCCTAAATGGTTTCTAGTTCCGGGAGTTATTAGACAACTTGATTTTTCTTCTCGATATCCAGCAAAAATATTAAATGGTCTATACTTGAGAATTATTTATGTTTCAACGGGGTTAACCCCAGTAGATGTTATTGTAAACTATAAACTCCATAAAATATTATGGTAAAAAATGAAAGTAGATATACTATTTAGTAGAAATGAAAAAATAGGCTCAAAACTTATTTCTTATGCAAGTAGCTTTGAAAATACAGGATTAAGTCAAATTCCGAGCCATGCCGCAGTATTATTAGACGATTCAATAGTCGTAGAGTCAACATTATCAACCGGCGTTAGAATTATACCTTACGCAAACTGGTTAACGATTAACGAATGTCTTTATAAATATCCGGCTGGGGAAAATTTTACTAATAGAGAAATCTTTAAAAAAATAAATAATCTTTGGGGTAAAAAATACGACTGGGGCGGGATACTATTTTTCCTTATTTGCTTTATACGGCTTATTATCCAAAATAAAGAAATACCAAAGCATAATAAATGGCAGAGTGGTAATAAGTATTTTTGCACTGAATTTGTTGGATTTATACTAGGACTTAATGGAAGCATGAAAACCCCGGCCAAATTATGTAGTGAGTTGTTAAATGAGTCAAACTAAAATTGAAAAATGCCTAGACGGTATACATAAAATTGAAGTCGTTTTAACTGCCATGCAAAAGGATGTTAATACTAACACTTCGGACTTAGCAGAGCATATGAAGCGCACTGACTTATTAGAAAAGAAAGTTTCTAAGGTTTACGTTGGCGTTTGGATTGGGGCGGGGTTTGCCGCCGCGCATTTTGGACCAGAAATCATTAAATATTTAGGATTATTAATATGATAGACCCATTAAATAAGTTGACGGTATTACATGATGATAACGGCGTATTCAGTAATCATTCTGATAATGCCGCCGACTTTATTCGGGATAACTTTGACATGGCCTTAGACGCCGCGCAAGATTATCTTTACATAGGCTTTTCTAAGCCATTTAATTCGGTCTATGTTGCCATTACTACAGCGAACTTAAACGCCAATACTTTAGCCGCTCAGTACTATAACGGGGCTTCTTGGGTTAGCTTAAGCTTAACGGATGAAACTAAAGGATTTACTCGCTCAGGTTACTTATTTTTTGATAAGAGTCAGTTGAAAAATACGACAATAAACGGTATTAATTCATACTATATAAGACTTCGACCTAGCGTAACACACTCATTAACTACCTTTCGTGGTATTAATCTAATATTTGCCGATGACCATGCCTTAAAACAAGAATTTTTCGAGGTGGACCATGAAAGTTTATTACCGTCCGGCGAATCAACTCACCTCGTCCAATGTGTCGGAGCGAGAAACTCCATTGTTCAGATGCTTAGAAATAAAGGCTACACTAAAACAAATGCTGAATCGGGTGCTAGTTCGCAACTTACATATTGGGACTTACATGACATATTCGAAATTAAGCAAGCCGCCGTACTCTTGACCCTCTCTAAAATATTCTTTATGCTATCAGATAGCCGAGAGGATACTTGGTGGGCTAAGTACACGGAATATCAAGATAAATTTGAAGAGGCATTTCAGTTGGTCACTTTGGCCTTAGATTCAAACGACGACGGCGTAGCTGACGAACAAGAAAAGATAGAAGAGTTTCGAGTTCAAAGGTGGCTTAGATGATCGACGATGTACGAGATATAAAAGACGGAGCCGAGGCCGTCATAGCTACATATCTCGGGTCATCTTATAAGAAACTTGCATACTTGAATGATGTAGAAAAGAATAATTATAATAGTAACTCGAATAGATATGGGGTTCGGGCATTAAGCGCAAATCAGGTGCCAGGAGTTACTAAATATCCAACTATTACACAATCCTTTGAAGTAGTACTTACGAAGGCTTATAGAGAATCTAGTCTTGACGATACAGAGCAACTCGAAAAGGCTTTAGATAATTTTAATGACATGTTAAGCATATACCGAGAGTTAGTAAACTCAAAATGCGGGGTGCCTAATATAGTTTTAAATGTTAATAATATTTCCATTGCAGAGCCGGAGTATATTGTTGACAGCAAAGTAGCAGTTCAGAGGGCTACTATCGAAATAACATATAGATTTAGTTTAATTTAAGGAGTTCAAATGGCAATAGCTGTTAAAAATAACACGGTCTATGCAGTTGAAATCGAATCTACTGAAGGTACTTACGTTGCCCCTACGGGCGCGTCTAGCTTTGTTCAGACGTTATCTGACGGCGCGGAATTAACTCCGGCCAAAGAAACTCTGGAGCGAAATATCTTTAATGGTAGTATCGGTAAATCAACTCCATTGACCGGAACGCGAAGCGTATCAGGCGCTATGCCCGTAGAAATGCGTGCACATAGTACCGAAGGCGCTGCGCCCGAATATGACAAACTTATGCGCTCAGCGATGGGCCTAAGAAGACAAATTTCTGCGGGTTCTGTAGATAATACCGATAGCGGAGGTACGCATACTACAACTAGAGCATACTTAGCCGATGCAGACGCGAATAAATATAAAGTTGGCGATATTATTACAGTCAAGCGAACGGGCGCTTATCACACAAGCCCTGTAGTTTCTGTTAGTAATACAGTAGGTGACGTTTATATTAATATACTAGTACCAATGGCTTCGGCCTTTGTTAATGGTGATGTAATCGCGGCACTGACTACCTATGTTACTGCCGATAGCGGGCACCCAAGCCTTTCTATTAGCAAATACATTGAGGAGGCTCGCCTCGAAAGAGCTACCGGCTGTAAAGTCACTTCACTTGCATTAGAAAATTATACTACTGGCCAACTTGCTAGTTTTAATTTCGGAATTGAGGGACTTGATTGGGACCACAGTCTAACTGCCCAGCCTTTTACGCCAAGCTTTGATTCGGCCTTACCTCCGATCATTTTACAGGCTTGCGTATATCAGGACGGCGTAGACTTACAAGTAAACGAATTTAGTTTTAGCCTTGAAAATTCATTGGGCTTTGCTACTTCAGTTTGCTCTAGTAATGGTCGTATTTCTTCTAGGCCTACCGAGCGCAGCATTAGCGGCAGCATCAATCCATATAAATTGGATAACGACGTATCGCAAATGACTAAGTTTAAAAATAATACTTCTTTTAGCTTATTTGCTAGAGCTTTTGTACCTAGTACAGTTGCGGGCGAATATGGTAAAGTTGTTTCTATTTTTATGCCAAACTGTATAATTACTGAAGTGTCTGAAGCTGACCAAGACCTGCTATTGCAAGAGGAATTAACTTTTGCAGCAAGTCGAGGCGCTGACGGTACTCAAGAAGAATTATATATTTCATTTAGCTAACATTAGTTTTATAGGGAGAATTAATGGCAACTAAAATATACCGTATCGGTGAAATTGTAAAAGTAAACATCGGGGGGCTGACTTTCGGGATTAGCCCCCTTACCTTCGAACAAAAGGCCGAGATTCAAAGTCTTGCTTTATCGGGGGATGTAATTAAAGGTATGCAATCTGCCAAACTCGCGGTCAAATACGCGGTTAAAGCTGTCGAGGGTCTAGAGGACTCCAGCGGCAATGCCTATAAACCCGACCTAGAAAATAACGTATTGTCTGATAAGTCAGTTGACGACCTATTTAACATACCCCAAAATGACAGTCTGTCTTTTGTATGTTTATCGCTGATTAAGGGACTTCAAGAGGAATTTAAAAATCCATTTAACGGTAAGC